GTTCTGCAAACCCGGATTTTTCGTGGTTCGTGATACGCTTGCATCGATGGATGGGGACGCGCATAATTATGAGCTGCTGTTCCATATGGATACCACACAAGTCCGTCGGACGGATGCATATCCCGATGCAGTGATGACCGATTTCGGCCGCAAATACGATCTTCTGATGGTTGCACTGGACGATGCGGGAACTGCTGTGGAAACGCAGATTGTTACCGCACAGACAGAACCGCGGATGCGCGGCTGGTATAACGGACGCAACGATCAGGATCTGCATCCGTCGACAACGGTATCGCGCAGTGTCCATGACGTGAAAGATATCCGTTTCACAACGCTTCTGTTCCCGATGCGTGCGGGCGATCCGATACCGGTTGTGGATGTTTCCGCCAATGGTGAGGTACAGGTGACGTTTGAGGGCAAGTCGTATGCGTTCTGTCTGGATGCACTCGATCGATAAATTTGAAGACGAACACGGCAAGATCGAAGGCGACATCAAGCCGGATGTGAATGTAAAGCCGACACGAAAGAACTGAATAAGAGCGAGGAGATGGTTAAGTTGTTTCCTCGTTTTCTTTTGCGATTTCATCATAAGTATACGTCAGCCCATCCCGCTGAACCGTAACTCCTGCAGAACTGCCCACCTGTTCGATATACCTCTTCACGATCACATCACAGAACTTCTCGTCCAGCTCAATCGTGCGGCAGATTCTGTCGGTCTGCTCACAGGCGATCAGCGTAGAACCGGACCCGCCGAACGGATCAAGCACCACGGTGTTGCTTATGGAAGAATTCATAATCGGATACGCCAGAAGCGGGATCGGTTTCATGGTCGGATGATCGCCGTTTTTCTTCGGCTTGTCGAATTCCCAGATGGTCGATTCCTTCCGTCCGGTGTACCACAGATGCTTCCCACGCTTTTTCCACCCGAACAGTACAGGCTCATGCTGCCACTGGTAGGGAGAGCGTCCGAGAACGAGAGACTGCTTCTTCCAGATACACGTTCCGGACAGGTAGAATCCCGCATCGGAGAACGCCTTGCGGAAGTTCAGCCCCTCGGTATCTGCATGGAAAACGTAGATAGAGGCATCGTTCGCCATGAACCGCTCCATGTTCACAAATGCATTGAACAGGAAACCGTAGAACGCATCGTTCTCCATGTTGTCGTTCTTGATCTTCCCGGCAGAGCCTTCGTAGTTGACGTTGTATGGCGGATCGGTGATGACGAGGTTCGCTTTGGTGTCCCCCATCAGCATTTCGTATGTATGCGGAAGGGTGCTGTCTCCGCAAACCAGCCGATGTCTGCCAAGCGTCCAGATGTCCCCCGGCTTCGTGATCGTGGGATTCTTCAGTTCGGATTCCACATCGAAATCGTCATCCTTGATTCCGTCTTTCATGCTGTCCTTAAACAAATCATCAATCTCTGCGGGTTCAAAACCAGTGAGAGACACATCGAAATCCGCTCCTTGCAAATCGGTAATCAGCAAAGCCAGTTTTTCCTTGTCCCATTCTCCGGAGATTTTGTTGAGAGCGATGTTGAGGGCTTTTTCTTTCTCATCAGAAAGTTCGACCACAACACAGTCCACATCAGAAATCCCCATGTCCTGCAGGACTTTGAGCCGTTGATGACCGCCGACCACTCGCCCGGTTGTTTTGTTCCAGATGACAGGCTCGACGTAGCCGAACTGCTCAATGGAGCGTTTCAGCTTTTCGTATTCGGAGTCACCCGGCTTCAAATCCTTGCGTGGGTTGTAATCGGCGGGGATCAGCCGCTCAACCGTGATTTTTTGCAGTTCCATTTCGTCTGTACCTCCGGAGTAATTTATGATATCCCTTGACAGCACCTTCGAGGTCTCCGCTCGCTGCCAGTCCGCGAAGCGTCCGATACTGCTGTTCGGTAAGAATTGTTTTATGCTTTTCAAGCGATTCGTTGAATTTTACGATATTCATCCTTTGCCTTTCCTTGCTTCAAGAAGTCGTTCCATCACGTCATCCTCTGGAGACGCACCGCCGTATTCGCCGGAGCAGTTCTCCTTCACGATCTGGAATATCTCCGACCACAGACGGTTTGCCTGTGTCATGTAGGTGTTCGCAATCGCCACATACGGAGACTGGATCGCCGCGCCCGTGGTCGGATGCTTTGCGAGAAAACCGAGTTCACTGGTTATAGTCTCACACTGAATCCATCGCGCACTTGCCATCGCATACCGTTCGATCAGCTGTGGCGAAACGATAGCGGCACATTTTCGTTTGGCAAGCCATCGCCACACATTTTCGTAAATTTCGGCGGCACAGAGCGTGGAGCCGTCCTTCTGTTTTGCAGAAAGGTAATCGGAAGGCTTCGGCATGACCTGACCTTCCAGATTTGCCGCGCTGTCTTTGAATTCAATGACTGTCAGCGGTCTCTTGCCGGGATTTCCGTCTAGAATCTTATCGGACAACGGCTTTCTTGGTCTGCCGCCGGAGCCGGGTTTCGGTCCCCTCTGTCCCATTTTTGATCACCTCACTTTCCAACGGGGCCTATTCCCCCTAAAACTTTTGCGAATTTTCGCACGCGACCCCACGCCCGTTGCACTTCATGAAAGGTCCCAAGATAAATAGGGCCCTGGCGGTCATGTTCCCATCAACTGTTGATACTGTTCATACTTTATACGCCAGTGATTATTCTCTTGAGACTTTTTTTGCCAGTCTACAGTGAATAACTCTGTCTGCTGACATTTAAGAGAATTACATATCCTGTGCGCTAATTGACAATTAGCTGTGGAATGCTCACCGCCAATGGAGAGTGGGATGATATGGTCTATCGTTCCATCCCAATTGTCATCGATACCTTTTACTGGATGTACGGGCAGTCCGCAGATTTGACAGATACCTCCATCACGCTGATATATGAAATCAAAGTCAACATTTTCAACAAAGGCATCAGTAATCTGTTTTTCTCTGCGCTTTTTAGCTTCGCGCATATACTCCTTGTGTCGTCGAGAAGCGTGTTCCTGCCTGCGCTCGTGCGTATCAGAACAAGATTGGCAACAAAAAACAGAGTGGGTATCACCACACTCTGTCGTAAATTCACTCCCGCATTCCTTGCAGATATGGGTACGAGGTACATAGGCATCTGCCCACTGCGCTCGCTTCATTTTCAGGTTACCATTATAACTGCACTCACGGTTGCAGTAAATTTTGTTAGGATAGGTTGTTTCAAATGATTCTCCACACCAGGAACAGATACGCTTATATACAGTAGGAGCAGACTTTTCCTTTCTGGACCGTGCTAACGCACGTGCGGCGGACTGACATTCGGGACTGCAGAATTTCATTCTGAAAGCGTTGGGACGCCAAAAAGGTTTACCACAATGCTGACAGATGTAATATTTTTTAACAGCTTCATGTGCTTTTATAGTGGCACACTCCGAAGAACAGCATTGCTGACTCTTTTTTCGCGGATAGAATGACTTTCCGCACACTACACAGATTTTTTCAGAATTCATGGTTACCTCCGTTCTGATGCCATCGGTCACCGCGCTCGGCATGGAGTCTTGCGTGACAGGATTTACACAGTGCGATGAGGTTATCTTCACAGTGTGCCCCACCTTCCGACAGCGGAGTCTTATGGTGAATCTCTTCGGTCGGAATCAAAAGTCCGTTCTGCTGACACAACTCACACAGCGGATGAGCCGCCGCATATCGGTCGCGAATACGTTTCCATGCACGTCCGTATCGTCTTCGGATAACGGGATCGCGGTCGTATTTTTCGTAGCGTTTTGCTTCTTCCTTGGTATGTTCTTCGCAGAACCGTCCGTCGGTCAGTCTGGGACAGCCCGGGTGGGAGCAGGGACGCTTGGGTTTCGTGGGCATTGGTTCTCCTTCGGGAAAGACAAAAGCCACCTCGGGATAACTCCCGTGATGGCTTTCGTTGTATTTTTCGGTATTATAATGATACCATAAGAGCATACTCTCTTTCCATCACATTTACTCTCACGCAACGGAGGGCGGAGTGATTTCCTTGAGAGCCTTGTCATACAGGCGATAGATGTGCTGGATGCTGTAATTCATATCAACTGCGATTTGTTCCCATGTTCTGAAACAAAGGAAACGCAGTTCAAGAAGTGTCTGGTATTCAGGATCAGTAACCGCTTTGATTACCGACACCATCTCCCGTTTCAGATCCACGAGGTTGTCGATGTCACGGTTGATCTCGTTTTCCAGATCGACGATCTTCACGATAATATCCTCCATCCGATGCACATTCCGTGTGCCGCTCGGTGCGACATCGGAGAGGGTGGACGTTGCTTTGGTGGCGAGGTCACGAAGGGACATAACCTGTTCCAGTTTGGAGTTGATTCGCTGATCGAGCCGGTATGCCTGACCGAGATATTCTTTTGCTGTCATTTTGTTACCTCCAGATTTGCCTTGACCGCATCAATGAGTGCGGACTGCGTTTTGTCTTTTTTGCGGAGAGCGTTCATAATCCGCTCGTCGATGGTGTTTTCTGCGATGATGTGGTGGATGACCACGGTTTCGGATTTCTGTCCCTGCCGCCACAGTCTGGCGTTGGTCTGCTGATACAGTTCAAGGCTCCATGTCAGACCGAACCAGACGAGGGTCGAACCGCCTGCCTGCAGGTTCAGTCCGTGTCCGGCTGATGCCGGATGGATGACTGCCACAGGAATTCTGCCGCTGTTCCAGTCGGTGATGTCGCGGGAGGTTTTGATCTCCCGGACTTTGAACCGTTTCTGAATCCGTTCCAGATCATGCTTGAACCAGTACGCTACAAGTACCGGCTTTCCGTTGGCAGCTTCGATGAGGTCTTCAAGGGCATCCAATTTCCGTTCATGGATAGTGAACACCCGCTTGTCCTCGCCGTAGACTGCGCCGTTCGCCATCTGCGACAGCTTATTCGCCAGAGCCGCCGCGTTTCCGGCATCGATTTCTTCATCACCGAGGGAAACCACAAGGTCGGCTTTCATGGTGTCGTATGTCTTGCGCTCCTTTTCGGAGAGGATTACTTTAACCTCGTTCATCACGCATTCCGGCATCTTCAGATGATCCACGGCTTTCATGGAAATCGTGATGTCGGAGATGGCGGCGTAGATTTCTTCTTCTGCGCCCTCTCGCGGCTTGTAGGAGAAGATCACCTGACCGTTCCGCTTGTCCGGCACGAAGTAAGTGTTGCGATAGTGGGTAATGAAGCGTCCGAGCCGCTTGCCAAGGTCAAGGATTCGGAACTCTGCCCATAAATCCATCAGACCATTACTGCTCGGTGTACCAGTCAGTCCTACGATTCGTTTGACTGTCGGTCGGACTTTGAGCAGGCTTCGGAACCGTTTTGCCTGGTAGGACTTGAAGGAAGACAGTTCGTCGATGACCACCATGTCGTAGTCAAACGGGAGTCCGCTTTCCTCGATCAGCCATCGGATGTTCTCACGGTTGATGATGTACACGGACGCCTTCTGCATCAGTGCCGCTTTCCGTTCCGTTTCCGTACCGACTGCCACGGAATATGTAAGTCCTCGAAGATGATCCCATTTTCGGATTTCGTCCGGCCATGTGTCTCTCGCCACTCTCAGAGGGGCGATTACCAGAACCTTGCGAACCTCGAAGCTGTCGAGGCACAGGTCGAAGATAGCCGAGAGGGTGATTGCTGTTTTTCCGAGACCCATATCGAGGAACACCGCCGCGACGGGATGGTTCAGGATGAAGTCGGTGACGTATTTCTGGTAGTCATGAGGACTGTATTTCATCGAGAATTCCTCCGATCTGCTCTGCCGCATCCACGCAGTACACCGAAAAGCCGAGCGATTCGAGCTGTCTTTTTCGCCTTACCTGCAGGGGACGGAGTGTTTCACCTTCCGTTTTGAGTTCCACAAAGGCGATCTTCCCATGTGGCAGAAGGACGATCCGGTCAGGCACCCCATCGAATCCGGGAGACACGAATTTCGGGGCCAGACCTCCCATGTTTTTTACGGTTTTCACCAGTTTTGATTCTATTGTTTTTTCTCTCATCATTTTCTCCTTGTTGCCGATAACCGTTGCCGATGGTGCTTGAAACTCTTACGCGCGTATAGGTGTATATGCGCTGCCGTGTACCCCTTTTTTCTTTATTCATTATCTTTAAGTAGGTAATCGGCAACATCGGCAACATTCTTCAAAACCGCCCTAACGGGTATGGTTTGGAGCGTTGCCAGTGATGTTGCAGGTCTGCTCCATCGGCAACGATCGGCAACATATCAGCGTTGCCGGTTACTTCCCATCGGCAACACGGACATACACCTTCTGAATTCCGTACCCGGGAATCCTCAGCTTGCCCGTAGCATTGCCGTCGTATCTCTGCCAGTTGCCCAGCTTGTACAGGATACTTTCGATTTCATAGGCATCGGTTTTCTTCAGAGCCTCTCTTGCTTTGCCAAAGCACTCACACCAGATTTCCATCGCACAGACACGGGTACGCTGCACGGTGCCTTCTACATTCTGTCCGCCGAATTCGCCGCCGTCGAGATAGGTGCGTCTCTGGAACAGATCATACTTGTCCCATCCGTCCGGAAGAAGCCGGTCAAGGTATTCCTGTACGATGCCTTCACGGTCATCCGTTTCCATCGCATCACGCTGTCTGCTGTACGCCTCTGCCGCCACTTCGCCCTTGAGAAACAGTTCTTCACCAGTTTTGAAGTATTCGATCGCTTCAGCCCATACCTGATCCACCTCGGTCAGATCCCACGGATGGTATTTACCGCGTCCGGTGACACGGACAGGCCAGAATCTGCGGTTGCCGGTGATGTCACGGAGGAAACCTCCATCACTGTTGGTGGTACCGACAATCACACAGGAGCGCGGATGGTTTTCAACCGTCGTGCCATATGCCTGTCTGTACTTATCGTCGGTTCTGGTGATGAAGGATTTCACGACTTCCACATCCACCTTCTTGATGCCGTTCAGTTCGGACAGTTCCAGAATCCAGTATCCCTGCAGTTTTTCCGGCGCGGTCTTGTCCTTCATGTCGGAGATGGACAGCGAATCGGAAAACCACTCCTTTCCGAGCAGAGCAAACAGTGTGGACTTGCCCATCCCCTGTGCGCCGTTCAGCACCAGAATGGAGTCGAACTTGATGCCGGGACAATAGATTCTTGCCACAGCTGCCACAAGAGTTTTTCTGGTGACTTCACGGACATACGGTGTATCTTCCGCACCGAGATAATCGATCAGCAGGGTATCGAGTCTCGGAATGCCGTCCCATGTGAGGGTGGCGAGATACTCCTTCACCGGATGGTACAGCCGTTCGGCAGAGGTCACGGCAAGGAGCGCATCCTTGAACTTGGACGGTGACCAGATACCGTAGGTGCGCTCAAAGTACAGCTTGGCACAGGCAACATCGGTATCGCTCCATCCGGGTTTCACCTGCGGCCACGGCAGTTTGCTGATGACATCGATCATGCTCTTGAACTGGTTGAATACGATGGGCTTCAGATTCGGGTCACAGCGGAGGATGGTGCAGATGTTGGAGAGGGTATCCTTCACGTTTCCCGCCTTGTCCAGTTCGAGCGCGTTCTGCCAATCTTCATCATCGAATTCCGCATTTGCCTGCAGAAAACGCTCCTCGGCAAAGACCTGTTTCACCTTGCTGTCGTTCAGTGCGAACTCGGTCATGGCGGCAAAGGACGGCAGCTTGCCGACAGGTGTGTCCGGTGCGGCTTTTTCGTCCAGATCGCGGAATTTGTGCAGGCGTACAAGGTCAAAGGCATTCAGCAGTTTTCCGCACACAGGGTCGGTGGCATGGTGGCTGTAGGCAAACTTGCTGTCGTAGGTTACCACACCGGCACTGCTGTCGGCAGGGATGTAGTCGTACCGTCCGTTCATGACGGAAGGAGCATAGACATCGGCAAGGAAAGTGTCGATAGCGTCTTCGATGGTGTACGCCCGACAGAACGCACCGACCACCCCCGGCTTGGTCAGCGGATCGGCCTGCTGTGCGATGCTGCGGCGTACTGCTTCAGACTGGCGGCTCGAAACCGGCCATGTGGATGCGTCGTGCCAGTCAGCATATTTGCTGAGATATACATCGGGATCGAGATCAGCACCATCCTTAGTCTGGAAGAAGAATTCACCGTTTGCGGAAGTGGATGGCCAGTACATCAGGCGGCAGGCTTCGTATGTGGTATCGTCGAACAGATCAATGCCGATTTCCTTTGCCACCATCCGTGCAACGGCAGGGTACTCTTCCTCAGTGATCTCATGGGACAGCGGAATGATCATGCGGAGTCGGGGATTCTCCGGCGTATGTTTGTGGGTGGAGTAGACACAGCACTTGAAATCGTGGAGCATGATGATTTCGTCCCAGATACCCGGTTTACCGTAGTCCATATCGAGGGAAAGCATGGACCGGCACAGAACCATGCCGTTCTTCCGGCGTCCTTCACGGAGATGACCGCCGACGAATCCGCCCACATCCTTGATTTCGTCCTGCAACCCCTTTTTCAGCTTCCGATATTCTTCCACG